GGGAATGGAAGGATAGGTTGAAACCAGATATCCTACGATCCAAAGGCGGAGGTGAATTAACACCCGTGGTGGTGCCTAGGAGTTCAAATAGTATGGTGTATTTAAAAAGGTTACGTCCTGTTAAATACGATTGCTCAGACTATTTTGTGACAAGGAGAAGGTTAGTAGGGGAGGACGGATGTGACTCTTTCGAAAGCTGTGTCATAGATAGCAAAACTTATCCTGAATAGCGCTTAAAAAATCCTAGCGTAGTGGTATTAGGTTACCCCCCTAGTATTTAACTGAAAGAATGAATTATAACTCAGGACTTAAGTGTCAGGTTATATGAAATGATTTCTAGGTTGCCGACGGGCATTGGGACATAATATAACTCACCTCCTCGTGGTGTGTCCTGGATAAGAACTTATGTTCTGAACTAAATGAGTTGTAACACTTAGGCAATGTGTATAAACTTATGCTGGGAATGGAAGGATAGGTTGAAACCAGATATCCTACGATCCAAAGGCGGAGGTGAATTAACACCCGTGGTGGTGCCTAGGAGTTCAAATAGTATGGTGTATTTAAAAAGGTTACGTCCTGTTAAATATGATTGCTCAGACTATTTTGTGACAAGGAGAAGGTTAGTAGGGGGAGGACGGATGTGACTCTTTCGAAAGCTGTGTCATAGATAGCAAAACTTATCCTGAATAGCGCTTAAAAATCCTAGCGTGAATATATGTGGATGGTGATGAGGACTTAAGTGGCAGTCATCAAAAGCATATTATTCGACATTTGTAGTTTGTTCTGAACGCTTAATTGAACGTGGTCCAAATGAAAGATGTCTAGGCCCTTTATCCATATTGATAGGAAATATTTATTGTCTTAGATATAGATATGAAAGTGAATGGCCCTTCATGATCATATTTTGTATCGAAAGATAAATAAATAAACCCGAGGGTGATAACATATTATGGCAACTTCTTACTTGGTTGAAATGTAAAGTAAGATGTAACACGGCGTTAAAAGCAATATATGATAACGATATATTGTGTAAAAAATGAAACTTGAACAGATGGGTACAGGAAGATGGAATCATTTGCTTTTACAAGATCCTGGTTAAAGTAAAAGCCGTTAGTGTTACATGATGGAATAATCATTTTTTACAATAATACTAATATAATCTTTATGACTTGATCACCATAAAGATTATATTAGTATTATTGTAAAAAATGATATCATCATGCAAATTATCAAACCTTTTTTTTTCATGTGAAATTTGTAAAAAAAATTGAAATATATTTTTCTTTTTTTTGAATATATCATTTAATTATTAGTAATAATAATCTAAACAAACAATATCTCGTGTCAACATGAACAACAAATCTATTCTCGCATGCAAAGAGTACAAGGATAGAATGGGTGCTGCTGAAGTAATTGTGAAGAACCGTCATATCGAACCAACGTGGATTAATTTAGACAAGACAATGTTGAAATGTATTCTCATTGCGATTGTTAATGAATATAATCGTGTATTCAATAAAGATTCATATTTGAGAAAACCGATTAAAAAGTACACTATTCGTCAATTGATTGATAGTATCAAGGAAATTTGGGATAAGTTGAAAAAGGACACTGAAAAAGATTGTGCTATTTGTTTTGAAACGATTACATCAGAAGTACAAACAATTACACTTCTATGTAATCACAAGTTTTGTACCAAGTGCTTTATTAATGCGTCTTGTCATAGTCACACAGGTTGTCTTGAAAAGTGTCCATTATGTAGACGAAATGTAAAGTAAATATATAGTTTTATATTAGTTATATAAAAAATATAAAATTACTTCCTATAAAAACATTTAGAAACCCGCTCTTTTTTATATTTCATTTAACAACTCATTGAAATATTCAAATAATTTAAATGATCTGAACTTGAACATTCTGTTATATTACATGATTCATCTTCACATTCTTTATAATTATCATTATTCTCATTATAATGAATACATTCTGATATATGTGCGTAATCAAAAATCATAGGAGGAAGACTAGATACAAGATCATTGTTATGAACAACACGAAACCCCCCTATTTTTTTATTGAAATCCTCTACAAAAACACTATTTCCTACTCGAGGAGAACCAAAGTTATAAAAATATGAGATTTTGAATTTTGTTTCACAAGCGACATCATATGCCATAAGTGTACATGCTGCTGAACCTAATGAATGACCAGTTAACAATAAATCACTTGTATTATATTTATCGGACAAAATATATAAATTTTCGAATATTTGTTCTTTTATATAAATATAATTCTTGTAAAACCCTGCATCAATTCTTATTGAATTATTTTCATATGGTTCAATATGTTGTATTTGCATATTCTCCATCCAATTATGTATATTTGAAGAACCTCTAAAACTAGTAAATATACTATTTGTAAAATAATCATAACCCTGAATTGCTTTAGAATCAAAATTTTCAACTATAAAATCAATAGTACAACTATCACAATATGTAGTATTACAATATGCTAAATTGGATAAATATACACATTGTTTTGATACACTCTCATCATAAGCATAAATATTTAAAATAAATGATCCAATAAATAAATGTAGTATTATGAATATATTATAATATTGTGTTAATATCATCATGTTATAATATATATAAATATATATGTTACGTAGTAAAGTATGGGGACCTTGTTATTGGTTTTTTTTATTCACAGTTGGATTATCATATCCCATAAAAGGTAATGAAATATCAAAGAAAAAATATTACGAGTTTATTCATAATTTACCTATTTTTATACCAGACAAACATATAGGAAATGATTTTAGTAAATTATTAGATAAATATCCAGTTACACCTTATTTAGAATCTAGAGATATGTTTCTTCGATGGATTCATTTTATTCATAATAGAATTAATATAATATTAGGAAAACAACAAATTTCTTTTGAGGATGCAATGGTGAAATATTACGAACATTACAAAGAAGAAACAGAAATTAAAGAAAACTTTTTCCAGTTCAAACGTATATATATTTATATAGTTACTGTTTTATCTATTCTTATTTTAGCGTTTATATTATTTCGTTATTGATATTTTTAATATATACTTAACATATTTATATAGTTACTGTTTTATCTATTCTTATTTTAGCGTTTATATTATTTCGTTATTGATATTTTTAATATATAGTTAATATATGAAATTTTATGGAGGAAAAGCAATAGCATCAGGAAGTTATGGATGTGTATTTTACCCCTCAATTAAATGTAAAAATAAAAATTCTAAATCTGTTGGTGTAAGTAAATTAATGTTAAAGAAAGATGCGGAGAAAGAATATAACGATATATTGGAAATAAGGAAGAAGGTTTCGGCAATACCAAATTATAATAATTATTTTATTCTTGCTTTTGAAAAGTGTGGTCCAGAGAAATTATCTAGTCAGGATATGGAAAATATGAATGAAAAATGCAAAAGATTTTTGCATGCTAAAACAAAAATTCAGGATTATGAAATCATTAATATTCCTTATGGTGGTAATGATATTGATGTGTATTTACGAGGTGGAATAAGTATTCAGAAATTCTTAACTTTAAATAGATCTCTTAAAACTACTCTAGTCAATGGTGTAATACCAATGAATAATCTTGACATTTATCATCTTGATTTGAAAATAGATAACTTTTTAATAAATGATAAAAATCAAATAAAAATTATCGACTGGGGTTTCACCATATTTCATAATAATAAAATACCTAATGTTGATAGTGACGTTGAATATCGTTCTTTTAATTTTAATTCACCATTTTCTATTCTATTATTCTCTCCATTATATATCAATTTAATAAATACATATATAAATCAGTTAAGTTCTAAAAATAAAGATATAACTATATCAGTATTAGCAACATTTATAAAAGATATATTCAAAAAATATGATGATGAAAATAAACATTATAAAATAACAAATTATGTAATAAAATCAATAATTGATGAATTAAATTTAGAATTTACTAGTGAAGATATAATATTTAATTATTTAGCATCGTGTGTTTATAAATATATGAAAAACGATAATAAGGGTTTATATTTTGATGAAGTATCATTGTTTAATGAAGTATTTTTGAAAAATTGCGATATTTTTGGAAGTTTAACGATTTATTTTTCATTAATGGAATATGTTCAATATCACAGTCAAATATTTGATTTTAAAAATGAAGATACAAAGAAAATGTTTAAAAAAGATTTATGTAAAATTTTATATAATCATTTATTGAAAGATGGTACTAGTATTATAAATATTCAATCATTCTTCAATGATATGAATAAACTCAAATTACACTTCAAACCAAAAAAAAGTGTAACAAAAAGTGTAACAAAAAGGAATATAAAACACTTTAAAAAAAATACAAGAAAAATAATAAATTAAAATAATATAGTAATACATGAGAATAGAACTTTGGATTGTATTAATTACTATATTATTTGTTGTAAATGCATATTATGATAATTATTTTATGACATTATATCAGAAGAATAAAAAATACGTACAGATGATCATTTATGCTGGTATAGGTTTGAGTATTTATTATTTCTTTAAAACGAATCCTAAGCAATCAAAAGATATGGTATATCATGCCTCTAATGTATTGAAATATCTACCAATAGATAGAAACGCTACAAGTTTGATTAATCCTATGTTACATATGTGTGATGATACTCAAGAAACAAGCGTTCAAAAAATAATGACATCAGGAAAAGGAACTAAGCGTTCAGTAAGTGAAACGAAAAAGAAATGGGTCGCATCACAACAAGATTGGAAATGTTCTAGTTGTCAAGAAAGTTTACCCGCTTGGTTTGAGGTTGATCATGTACAACGTTTAGCAGATGGAGGGACTAATGATGTTAATAATTTAGTAGCATATTGTCGAAGTTGTCATGGACGTAAAACAATGATGGAATCGTTTTAAGAATATTAAGAATAAATATATTTTATTTATTATTTTTTCGTATTGTATAATATATGGCATTCTTAGATAGTATATCAAATAATATAACTTCTATTGCAATTTTTATATTATGTCTTATTATTCTTTATTTATTTTTTACTGCTGTAACCAAAGCAGATGGTATTACACAATTACAAGAAGCACACATTGAATCCCAAATAACTCCTACAGATATGGGAGTGAGTGTAAATGAATCAGAATCAGAGAGATGTGCATATTCTGTATGGTTATATATTAGCGATTGGAGTCATGGATATGGTGGTGATAAATCAATATTTGAAAAAGATAATGGAGATTTAAAAGTATACTTGGATAAACATGAAAATAATTTAGTAGTAACTCGAAAAACATGTCCAAGTGGAGATATTGCAGATAGTGCTACTGAAGGTGCTAGTGTAAGTGCTGGTGCTTCTGATGATTCTATTGATGATTCTGCTGCTGCTCTTGCTGCTCAGGCAGTTGCTGATGCTGCTCAAGGTGAAGCAAGAAAATATGAATCTTTCACATTATTAAGCGAAGGATTTAAGGAAGGTGTAGAAACATGCACTACATCAGTACCATTTAATTGTATTGTTGCAAATATACCTTTACAAAAATGGGTAAATATTATTGTAAGTTTGGATAGTAGAACTTTAGACATTTATGTCAATGGTAAATTAGTTAAAACATGTTATACTGATGTACCTAAATCATCTTCTGCTTCTGATACAAGCAACAGAATTAAATTAACTCCTAATGGAGGATTTGCTGGATACACCTCTAAATTTAGGTACTTTTCACAACCAATGAATCCTCAAACTGCATGGAATACATACCAACAAGGATGGAGTGAAACAAATATTTTCGGATTGAATGCCGCTTATGATATTGATTTGATAGTAACAAAAAATGGTAAAAAAATATATTAATACATTTAAGAATAAATAAACTTTATATATTTAAAAGTTTATGTATTTTTCTCTCTATTAGTTATATGAGTAGCGAATCATCTGTAGATCCAACAGGTACAGTTCCAGCATCCACATCACAATCAATATATTATGATAATAGTGGTTGTTCTACATATAGTGTAGATTTTTTAAGATGTAATAACGTTTTATCTATCATAATATTTTTATTAGTATTTTTGATATTATTTGTTTTCTTATTTTATATAATCTCATTTGCAATAGTTAATGCAAAACGTTCAGGTAAAAGTGTCCATTTAATTGATGGTATGATTAAAGGGAATGAACATAAAATAATTCAACAAGATCCAGTCATTAAAGATTCAAAAACTATTGGTGTTTCTGAAAATCAATCTCAAGGTTTAGAATTTTCATGGTCATTTTGGTTATATGTTAATGAATTAGGAGGTAATTATCAAAACATTTTTGTAAAAGGAGATCCTAAAGATACTGATTTAATCAGTGATGTTGATCAACAATCCAACTGTGAATTAAGTAAAGCATGTCAAGGAAAAAGAGAAAATATGACTCCAGAAGAAATGCAATCATGTGATGATGAAGAATTAGAAAAATTCAAAGATTGTATATATAAAGTAAATGGTCCTGGTGTATACTTGACACCCAATAAAAATGAATTAATGGTTGTATTTAATACCTTTGAAAATCTATATGAAACTATCAAAATCGATAATTTACCTATTAAAAAGGCAATTCATGTAGTTGTTCGTTGTGCAAATAAAAATGTAAGCGTTTTATTCAATGGTTCACTTGTTAAACAAAAATCATTATTATCTATACCTAAACAAAATTATTATAATATTCATATGGGAGCAAATGGTGGTTTTGATGGATTTTTATCTGATTTGTGGTATTATAATTATAATATTGGATTTCATGAATTAAATGAAATATACAATAAAGGTCCCAATACAAATCTAATAGGTGCAACTGATATTGATAGAGATTCTGCTATTAATTCTATGAACGTTTCAAAAGAAAATAATTTCTTGTCTTATAAATGGTTTATCAATTAAATAGTGTTTAATTTTTTATTTTATATTGTAAAAAATTAAATTATTCTTCTTTTTTTAACTCTAATGGTTTTTCAACAGGTTCATAGTCATATTCTTCTTTAGGGTGTTCATCAATAGAATCTTCTGTAGACTCTTCGACTACTGTAACATCTGGTGGTTTTGTCATATATTTATCATATTCTAATTTTATATGTTCACATATGTACTTAACAATGTCAATTTTAAACATACACATATTAACAAAAACATTACTAGCACCAACCACACTTAATTTAGAATATTTTTCCAATTGATTTTCAATGTCTGAATCTTGTACCTCTTGTACTGATGTATATTTATATGGTTTTAGTATATCTTGTAAAAACTTGATTGCTAAATCAGTTAATTCCATTATATAAATATTTAATATAAAATCTTTAATATATTTACATTAATATATTTACATTAAAGAGGAATTAAATATTCTTATCAAAATATATATAATGTCCAGAAAGAATTTGAAAATTATGGATAAGACTAAATTATTTGAAATAGATGAAAATACACAAAAAGAAATATCTAAATTATTTGGAAAAAGACAATCTCAGCAATTACAGAATAAAGATCCTGATATTCAAATAGAGAAACAAGACGATCCACAACCAGAAGTAAAACCTATGTTAAGAAGACAATCTCAACGATTACAAAATATAGATCCTGTTATTCAAATAGAGAAACAAGACGATCCACTACCAGAAGAAAAACCATTACCAAAAGGAAGAGGTGGGGGAGAGAAAAAACAACCCAAGAAAGAGAAAAAACAACCTAATAAAGATAAAAAATTCCCCTTAAAAAAAGAAAAACTTATAGTACGAGAAAAACGCAAATCATGTGAAGATTTAAATGTAATATGTAGTAAAGAAGATTTACTAAAATTTTATGACAATCATTTATTGAACACACAAATCACCTTTAGTAAACCCATTTCCAAAGAACAAACTCAAATTCCAAAGGAATTAAATTATAGTATACATGCTAACCTAAAAGAATCTGATATTCTTAATACATTTAATTATTTATTTGATCATATGAAAATAGGAATCTTCGTACAAATTCAAGATAATACTTTAAAACATTTTCAACCTTTTGACAATAAAGAATATGAAAATAATTGGGATAATTTGAATATTCAATTTAAAAATAATGTGTCTAAAGATGAATATTATAAGAAAAAAATGAAGAAATATCCAAATGATATGAATTCAAATTTGAAAAATGTGCAAAAGAATTTTAAAAAATGGTCTTCTAATAATTGTTTTATTGGAAATTGGAATAATGATGATGAAATTGGAACTAAAGGATGGAATGAATTAAAAGAAATGTTAAATGATGTATGTAGATTTAATAAAGTAAATGATTGTATATTTTTTATAAATAGACGTGATCATCCAGTAATAACTGGAAATGGTAATGAAGAATCATATGGAATGGAACCTTATTTCCATGTTTTTAATAATTTGACAACACCATTACCTGATAGACATAGACATGAAAAATATGTACCTGTTCTTAGTTATAGTAAAAATGACAATTATGCAGATTTATTGATACCTAATTATGAAGATATAAATCGTATCAAAGCATTAGAAGATGACACTTTTCCAAAAGTCGTAGATGCATATATGAAGCACCATAAATTTAAAACTACTCAAGAACAAAATGATGGACGAACATTCATTGAAAATATATGGAATAGAGAAAAAGAGAACAACAACTTGGATACATATATTCAACATCATTATGAAAATAAACATGAATGGAACAACAAAAAAGAGAAAGCATTATTTAGAGGAACTACAACAGGGTGTGGAACAACTGCATCTAATAATCAACGTTTACGATTGGCAGTAATAAGTCAAAAAGAAGAAATGAAGGATCTTGCTGATGTCTGTCTCACAGGTGTTAACTTACGTGATAGAAAATTCGAAAATAAACAAATAGATTATATTGATTATAAAAAATATAATATTAAAAAATTCACTCCAAAACAACTCCAAGAACAAAACATAACAAAAGACATTGACGAACAATCTAAGTTTAAATATATTATACATGTAGATGGACACGTTTCTGCATATAGATTGGGAAAAGAATTATCTATGGGTTCTACTATTTTAAAAGTAGATAGTTTATATGATTATAAATTATGGTTCTCTGATCATTTAATAGAATATTATCATTATTTACCAATTAAAAGTGATTTAAGTGATTTGAAAAACGCAATTAATAATTGCAAAGAAAATGATATGATATGTGAGAGAATCGCAAAAAATGCTCAAGAATTATTTCACAAAATTATCAATAGAAAATATATATCTATGTATGTTGCTAATTTAATTAATTCTATATCTAATAATTATGATATTTAGAATCATTTTATAAAATTATTTTATATATATATTACATATGTCTACTTGTTGTAAAAATACTATTTTAGATCATCGTTTCAATAATACAAATCGTTATCAAGATATGTCCGCAAAAACTATGTCTCATTTTAATAAATGTTGTGTCAGAAAAACACAACGAGAAATGGATGCCATTTTAGAACCGACTGTTTATGATAGGAAAACAGGTAAATTAATTACCAAGCAAAAATGTGAAAAATTACAGATTGAACGAGCAAATGAAATTGTTGATAAAAAAGTATGTGGTGTAGGTGAAAAAATGACTGAATCTGAAATACTAGAAAAAAATAATAAATTAAATGCTAATTATAAATTTTGTAAATGTGACGATTTAATTTAAGTATTATAAATTTTTATAATTTTTAGTTATCAAAATTTTATATCGATATAAAAAAAATTGAATCATATTTTTATTTTTTTTCAGAATGCATAAAACCAAATAATTATGAACACAAATTCTAAAATGCAACAAAGTGATAATGTCAAAAAATTACCTGTGAAATATGAAAGATATATAGTCTTCTGTCATTGGATTTCACACATGTTGAAGTCTAATGAAGTTAATTTTGAGGACATGACACATGTATTCGATAATGTTAAGGGACAAATGGAATTTATTGATACATTTTTGGAAGACTATAAAATTATCAGCAAATCATATAAAAAAGAAATGCGTGATAGATGTAAACTATCAAAACCTATTAAAGTAAAACCAGAGACAGAAAAGAAAAAACGTGGACGAAAGAAAAAGGAAAAAGTAGATACACGTACAGAAGAAGAAAAATTAATGGATGAAATTATTGCGAAGGTACAATCTGAATATAATGAAGATGACAATAATGGTGAAGTTAAAGTACCCGAAAATAATCCAATCAAGAAAAAGAGGGGTCGACCAAGGAAAGAAAAAAGAATTGTTTCTGTAACGGGTGATGATTTAATTGGTATGCTTATATCTCAAAATTCACGTAATGATGAAGTAGAAGAAGATATAGAAAATTCAGATGAAGATTCGGAAGCAGAAGAAATAAATGTAGTGAAATTTATAAATAATGATGTTCTGTATTTAATTGATGATAATGATAACATTTATGATGTTGATTCTCATGAACCTGTTGGGAAATGGAATAAGATAACTACATCAATCGATTTTACGGAAGTATAAAATATAAAATAAACCTTATATGCTGATAAAAAAATTGGTGAAAATTAATAAATAGTATAGTAGTATATGGACTGTAAAGATATTAAAAAAAAGATGGAAGAATGCCTTAAGGAAGACTGCAATTCACGTGAATGTAAAACTATTATTAATTCGTGGAAATTTGAATGTGAAAATGAATCTGAAAATGAAGAAAACAAAAGAACATGGGTTGAATATTTCAGTGGTAAGAAAGAAGAACCCGAATTAAAAGATGAATCAAAGGAAACTGAAGATTCTGAATAAATAATTCATAAGATTATATTTTATATGAATTATTTGTGTTTTGTAAGCAAACATTTGTTACAATATATTATTTGTCTTGATTCATCCGGTGAAATATCAATGTAATCTTTGATCCATTTATGTTTACATCTGGTAAATAGTTGATGGTCAATTTTTTTTATTAAGTTTTGATAGTAATTTAAGGATTGATTTAAAAAATTTAAATAACTATTATGAATTTTACATTTGTTTCCATTTTGATTTATGTAATCTTGGATAGTTTCGATATTGTCTTTGATATTTGATAATTCAGTATCAATATAATTTTTGAATATTAATAAATCATTTACTTGATCTCCCATATTATAATATATTTTTTTTCTTAAAATTATATATTATATTATAATATAATGTCTATTATAAATAGCATAGGATGGTATTTAATAGGTTCTGGATCTTATGCAAGTGGTACTATTACAGATTTAATAAATTCACTTGCTACAAATGGAAGTTCTTTAACAATACACGATGTTGCATATTGTATCGATAATCCTTGGTCTAACAGTCAACCTTTTAACAATGAAGCATTTGAAACTTCTGATTGGGTTGAAAGAAATTTAAATACTAATGTTGAAGTAAATAAAGGTTATTGGGTATTAATTACTGGTTATTCCGAACAACTTCTTACTGTTAATACCCAAAATGGATATATTAGTGGTGAAAAAGGAAAGTTTTATATGAAAGATATAAATAGTGATGAAGATTTTCAAGATTCTGATCTTGAAGAAATGTTTATTACTGATGAAAATGGAGATGCAACATTATCACATACTAGAAAAAATGATATAAAAGGTAAATTATGTAAAGTAGTTACTACTGGTGAAGGTGATGGTATTGATATTGTATCAGAAGAAAATATTAATATGCCTATGGAAAATATATTTAAAGGAGATGATATTGAAGACGGAGAGAATGTTAATGTTACACCTATTACAACTTTAAAATCAAAATTATATAAAAAATATAAACAAAAAGATAGCGATTATTCTACTGGTAAAGATGATACACAATTATTAGATGAGTCAAAAGAATTAATATATCAAACTTTTTTTAAAGAAGATAATGATGATTCTGACAAAAAAACTGAAAAGAAAAAGTATATTGACAAAGATTATGGTAACGTAAATGATGGTACTTTAGATATTAATAAAGCGAAAAAAACTATGAATGTATCTAATAAATTATCAATGATAGATACAATTATTAAAGATGATGCTCATACAAGTAATTTACAGAAAGATGATGTTTTGGACGCTATTACTGACAAAGTATTTGAAAAAAAGGATGATAATGAAAAGTTTAATTTTGAAAATGATATTGTTACAGGTGATGATAGTGTAGATGGTAGAGGTATATATGAAAAATTAAAAGATAAATTATCTCATAATAATAATAAAAAATCTAGAATTAAAAATGGATTAAAAGAAACATTAGATAAATTTGATGAAATTATTAATGAAACTAATAATAATATATCTGAAATAAACCGAAAAATAAAAGAAGTGAGAAAAAAATCAAAAGAGTATATTAAAACTAAAAAACAAAATGGTGAATCTATTGATGATAATACTGATTTATCTGATGAATTAAAACCAGAAGAAGATAATAATTTGGAAAATGATTATTTATATAAACCTGTTGAAAAAAATTATGAAAAACCAATTGAAATTGCAGTTGAAATAACTGATAGTTCAACTGTAAAATTTTATACAATAGAAAAAGTTTCAACTGGAATAAATTATATTGAAACTCTTTTTAGCGATATATCTTTTAATACAGATTCAAGTTATATATTTGCAAGAAAAGATTTGAATAATTTAAATGAAAATTTGTTATTTAGTATTACTGTTTCTAACGATGTTAATAATTATGTAAATGTAAAATTATTTACAAGAGATAATAATACAAATGGTATAAAGAATAAAGAGATTATTATGCTTAAGTTTGATCCATTATATGATGCTACTGATAATATTACTATTAATTATTCTATATACGATACTGATAATAGTGATACAGTAGATAGTGCTACAGTAGATACTGAAATAACTACAGTTAGTGATAATGAAGTTGATTTAAAGAGAATTTCACAATTAAATACAATAATTGTCAACAGAGCACAAGATGCAACTATGGATAATAAATTTAAATTTAAATTTTCAGGAAAACGTGGTTATGATAAAAATAAAAAATATTTATTATCTAATACATTAAAACCTAATACTTTAGAAGATACATTTGATAAAGCAAATCATAATCCATATATAATAAAATGTAGAAATTCTTTAATTCCAGTTATTATAAATTCAGATTCCGATCATATTAAAACATATGTATCTGATGAATATATTATTGAATTTACTGTTAAAGATCCTAGTATGAGTCTATCCCCTTATTTTAAGATATTTAATAAATTTAATAATGATATATTAGATGATGCATATCCTGAGTTATTAATGAGAGGAAAAACTTACAAATTTGATGTTTCACAATTAAATGGTACTACACATGGTTTTGATATATATATTGGTGATGAAAGTGCAAAAAATACAACTCCTCATGGATTTACATCATACACAAAAGAAAACAATATTATTACTGTAACTATACCAAGTAATGCACCTGTAGATAGTGTTGTTAATTATTATTGCACAAATACTAGTCATTCAGATATGAAAGGATCTATAAATATATCATTTCGTGACATTAGTGGTAAGACATATGAATGGTTTTATGGAAGTATGAAACCTACACCAGAAATAAATTTAGAAGTATATGTAACAGGTGATTTTAGTAATGCTGATCTATTGGGATATAATGTTAAAGATGGAAGTATTATCACAAGTTTAGCAGAATCAAATATATTTAAATACAAAGCATAAATTATATATTTTTATAAATATTAATATTTGTATTTATTAACAATGATACAAATATTACATAATGAACTTTATACAGCACATAATACATCACCGGAACCGGAACCGGAACCTGAACCTCAACCAGAACCACAACCGGAACCTGAACCTCAACCAGAACCGGAACCTGAACCAGAAACTGAAATCATATTATATGATATATATAAAATTCCATTCTTAATTGAAGAACAAAATATAACATTAGCAGATTTATCCAATAATCAACAATCAGCAATTATAAATGCAGTAAAAATTGTATATGCAAATCTCCCTGGTATTGGTCAAGATAATATAACTGTCGAATTATCTAATGGATCTATCAAAATAGATATAGAAATTAAAGTATATGAAAATAATATTACAAAATTATATACATCACAAGATTATAGCGAACTCATTATTGGTCTTGCGTCAAATGTAAAAGATGAAATAAAAAAAGACGTACCTTCTTTATCAAGTTATTTAATAAATATTCAAGAAATAACACTTCAAAACAATAGTCCTGAACCTGAACCTGCACCTCAACCCGAACCAGAACCCGAACCTGCACCTGAAATTGAAGAAGTACCAGAAGTACCAGAACCTCCTGTAATTAAATGCTTCGATTCCGCACCAAAACAAAACTATGGAAGATGTAGAGGTCTTGAATTTAATTTATATGAAAATTACACTTCAGGAGAAGCGGATCAAAGAAGAAAAGAAGAAATATTATCTTATCCTAATAATCGTGTCAATATTTCTAAAACACAAAGTTTGGTTCAAATACTCAAAGGAAAACCTTTAGTAAGACAAACATGGGCGATACAAAATCAAAATGTAACAAATCCTAATTTAAGAAATTTATCACAAACTCCTCAGGAAAAAAAGAAAGGAATATTACGTTTAAATGCAACTGTACCACAACAATTTTCAAATGTTCCTCTTGTTAGGTACAAAACTAAACGAAGTTATAAATAATGAGTATAAATTATATTTAAAATCTCAATATATAAATTAATGGAACTTGATTTAAATATTGAAAATTATAATTTAGATGATTTATTGAAACTTTTTTCATTATCAAACGATTTTAATGAAAGTGATTTAAAAAATGCAAAACAATTAGTATACAAAACTCATCCAGATAAATCAAATTTACCAAAAGAATATTTCATTTTTTTTACAAAGGCATTCAAATATGTCTATCATGTGTATGAATTTAAACGAAAATCCTCTTGTACAAAATCAACAAAATATGAGAATTTAGTAGACGATGATGAAAACGATAAAAAAGATATATCAAATAAATTAAAAGAGAAAAAGAATTTTCATAAATGGTTCAACACAATGTTTGAAAAATATAAAATAGAAGAAGAAGATGACGGATATGATAGTTTCTTACAATCAACGGAAGATATAGAAATAAACAAAGTGAAAAATGTTAGTCAACTCCATCAAAATTTTGAATCCTATAAATCAGATAAAATTAAAGATATTGTTGTATATAAAGAAATAAGTGATGTATGTAATTCATTATCTTATGGTGGATCCAATATAGTAAATAAAAAATTAGATAATTATTCTAACCCTAATATATTTTCAGATCAATTGAATTATGAAGACGTTAAAAAAGCACATACTGAAACATTCATTCCTGTAACCCACCAAGATTATGAAAATAAAACAAAATATAATTCAGTTTTTGAATTAAATCAGGAGAGAGGAAATCAAAATACAAAACCATTATGTCAAGACCAAACGCGAGAATATTTACGTAAAAAACATGAAATGGAAAACAATACCGCTAACGAAAATGCATATTTATTGCTAAAAGAAGCAGAAGAAATAGAAAAAAGAAATAAACAATTTATGAGTGAATTGAAATTTATATTATAATTATAATTTTATTATTAATTAATGGTTGTTCTTATTTGTCTACAATTGATCCATTCATTGGCATTTCTAAAATTAAAATAACATATTTCAAAAAAACTTGAACCCCAATAATAATCATAACATAATCCTACACCTGGTAAACTGTCAAATTCAAATTCAAAATAAAATTTATTTGTATAAACATATTTATTGTCGATTAATCGCTTACCTCGCCAGCTTATAGTTTCATCGGTTTCAACTATACCGTTTGGTAAATTTGTTAGCCATTCTAAATCAATATACATATTAATTTTTTTTTTCAATACAGGGGTTAATATAAATCTGTAAAAACTCAAATTTCTTGGATGTATAACATCAACAAATTCTCCTTTTCTATATTTTATACGTCCATCATATTGTAATATTTTATCAACTAATTCGAATGGTAAATTCATAATATAATAACTATAAAATTATATTTATATTTTTATATTTATATTTTTATTATATAACAATAAAATCACAAGCAATAATTGTACTATGTTGAGTCCAACCACCTCTTGTATCGAAATAAACAATCTGAAAATTATTATATCCCCAACAATAATCATAACATAATCCGACTCCAGGTAAACTATCAAATTCAAATTCAAAATAAAATTTATTATTCGTACCTTCTCTAAGAAACTTATTTTTTGTATAAAAGTTCCAAGTTGATGAGAAATTAAAACCAGGATCATCAGGTAATGATGATGAGAGTAGTTTATTTGATGTTCTATTAATGGAGCAAATACCAATAGTGATAATATTTTGTTTCTTTTCCAATAAAGGATTTAATATAAATCTGTAAAAATCCAAATCTATTGGATGTATAACGTTAACAAATTCACCCTTTCTATACTTTATTCGTCCATCATATTGTAATATTTTATCAACCAATTCTAATGGTAAATTCATAATATAATAATTATATAGTTATATTTATTATATTTATATTATTCAATAATATTGAGTATTTCTTGAGGTGCATTCGAAGTAAAATTTTTGTTCTGTATCTTCTACTATAATCGGCACATCATCTTCATGTGGATTGAAATAATATCTTTTTCTTTTATACTTTATTGAATTTTTAATCTGTACTTTTTTTTTCAATAAATGATTCAATATAAACCTGTAAAATTCTAAAATTGTTGGATGTATAACATTGATAAATTCTCCATTTCTATATTTTATTCGTCCGTCATATTCTAGAATTTTATTAACAATATCAATTGGTATATTTGATATATAGTGACTTCTTTTCATTAATATAATTTATATTTTTTCTTTATGTTATTGTAAATGTTAAAAAACTTGAAAAATACAAACTAATTTAAAGATAAACACTATATAAAAAATATATGTACAGATTAATTCCACTTCGAGTACTTCGTAGAACAAAAGGAGTTAAATTTGATGAAATGGTACCATCTGATATTCCAAAAATCCATGGAATCGATAAAGTTATACATTCGGCAAATAGTATATCACCAGGACCTGTTGAAGATAGTGTACCACCATGTAAGCGTCCATGGTATATGCATAAAGGACAAGATGATAATTTAATGGTTTTACAAGGAACTAGATATATAGATATTTTTTGTCCTAAACAAAAAAAGAAAGAATCTTTTATTGTTACACCAGAAAAAGTATATAAAAATGATAAATTATATTATGATGGTCCTGCAATGATTGTTTGGCCAGCAGGTATATTTCATAGAATTATAAGTGGGGAAGAAGGAAGTATAAGTGTTAATTTTTCTACAAGAAATAAAAATTTCGATATAGAAGACAATTTTAATATTTACAGTTTAAATACTATTACAGGAGAATATATAACATTAAAAGAAGGCAAAGACGATCAACCAGATTTTAATTATAAATATCCAAATGAAGACATCAAATCACTATTTAAGGATACATAAATTATAAATTATAAACGTAATTATATATTTTACACTTTTATAAAATTTAAAATATATCAATATAGTATTATGAAAATAAATACAACTATAGGAAAATATGTTTTCTTTACATTGTTGATAATATCAATAATTTTGTACGCTTATTATTATATTTCAAATGAATATAAAAAAAGCGAAAAGGTATCTTACGATAAAATAAAAAACTATTTAGTAACTGATTCCTCACTTGCAAAATCAAATAAACCAATTTTATGGATTCATAATGAATATAAAATGAATGACCGTGAATGGTTGAGTTTTGGTTCAAGAAATAGTGACGAACTTAATAAACCACTTGTATATATTACTGTAGATAGTATTATCAAGAAATGTGACAAATCATTTAAAATTTGTTTAATTGATGATAATTCATTTAATAATTTAATTCCTGGATGGATATATGATTTAGAGAAAATCCCGGAACCATTGAGGGAAAACTATAGACATATTGCTATATTGAAACTAATCCATTTGTATGGAGGTATGCATATCCCATCAACATTTTTATGCAAGAAAGATTTGGATGAATTATATAAAAATGGTACATCAAACGATAAACCATTCGTAGGTGAACAATTATCAAGACAAAATGATATTGATATTCAATTATCTAATACATTTATTGGTGCTGAAAAAGAAAATGAAATAATTGAACAAATGATTACAGATATGGAAAAATTATATTTTGTTGATACCACTAGTGAATTGAAATTTTTAAATAAAATACCTAAATATTTAGATAATCTTAAGAGCAATGATGATTTGAACATTATAAATGGAGAATATTTAGGTTTATATGATGATAATTCAAATTTGATTGAAGTAAACGATATGTTGAGCAGTAATGATTCAATTCAATTACATGAGTCATCATATGGAATAAATATTCCTTTAGATGAAATCATGATCAGTAAAAGACATCAATGGTTTTCAAAATTAAATCCAGATGAAATTGTTCATTCTAAAACAATTTTAGGTAAAATCATAAAAGTATTATATAATTTATAAAATTTCACATGATTTTAAAATAACTATAATACCTTTACCTTTCAATTCTTTCATAAATCCGTCTTGTATTGAATTTCTTATAATATTTTTTATTACATAATTATGTAAGTTTAAAAATCTCAAAAATTTTGCTAAATAAACATTTTTTTTATGTTTGATCAATTCATAACAATTCATCTCCAATTCATAATGTAAATATAAATCATGACTAAATATACCTGAATTCCATTTTTCAGTACATTTAGTAACTTTACCATCATTTCCTAAGTTATCATTAATCAATTGAACTATATTCGCATCATGTACTTTTTTTAGTACTGTATTTCCAAATCCTTGAGTTGTATTTAATATCACTCGATAATTAAATGTTTTCATATTATATATTCACACAAAATGCCATATACTATGAGAAAAGTAAAAAATAAATCTTGTTACAAGGTTTACAACAAAAAATCAAGGAAGGTTTTTGCTAAATGTTCAAAAACATCCAACGCCAAGAAACAACTGAAATTATTACGAGCATTAAAATACAATAAAAAATTTAGAAAGACATTAAAAATATTATAAATCTAATAAAATTTCTTTATGAAAAATAGTGTATACTATTTCATATGTTGATTTTCTATAAATAATTTCTTGTTTATAGTGAATATTATTTGAACGACAAATTTGTCTAATTATAGTTGCTAACATTTTATAACTTAATTTTCTTTCTACATAATATTTTTTTGATAAATGATAATAGAGTTCTATCTTTTCTATAAACGGTTCTAATAAATTTAGCATATTTGCTTTTTTATAACATGAATTATCAAATATATATTTAGTATCATTTTTCAAGATACATATTTGATCTAACAATTCATATAAAATGGTCTTATTTACTTTTTCTTTAAATATTTGAGACATTAATATATATTAATTAGAATATAATTAATTTAATAACAATAATGTATATCTAATATGGCAGGAGGTATTTTAAATTTAGTGGCTACAGGAAGTCAAAATGTTATACTAAATGGAAATCCTGATAAAACATTTTTTAAAACGCGTTATTCTAAATACACAAATTTTGGACTTCAAAAATTTAGAATTGATTTCAATGGATTAAGAACTCTTAAATTAAGTGAAGAGTCGAATTTTACCTTTAAAGTACCTAGATACGCTGATCTACTAATGGATACATATGTGGTTATTACAATGCCTCATATTTGGAGTCCTATTTTTCCACCAAATAATAATAATAGATCTTGGATACCTTATGAATTTCAATGGATAGACAATTTAGGAAGTCAACTTATTAAAGAAATATCGATTACTTGTGGAGGTCAATTATTACAAAAATATTCAGGTTCATACATCATGAATATGGTTAACAGAGATTTTTCAGAAGAAAAAAAGAATATTTTCAATAAAATGACAGGTAACATAAATGAAATGAATGATCCAGCAAATATAGAAAACCGTTCTGATACATACCCGAATTGTTTTTATACTTCTAGCGATAATGGTGCTTATCCATCTATTTTTTCTCGTAAATTATATATTCCAATAAATGCATGGTTTACTTTAAACAGTAAAATGGCATTTCCTTTAATATCAACACAAAATAGTGAATTACATATAAATGTTACATTGCGTTCAATAGAAGAATTATTTACTATACGTGATGTTGAAGATTATACAAATAATTATCCTAGGATACGTCCTAATTTTAATAACATTCATCATCAATTTTATAGATTTTTACAAACACCACCAAGTGTGGAACTAACCGATGATACATATGGAAATAAACAAACATTATGGAATGCTGATATACATTTGATTGCTAATTATTGTTTTCTATCCGAGGATGAACGTCGATTATTTGCAGCAAAAGATCAAACGTATTTGGTTAAAACTATACACGAACACAAATTCAATGATATTGTTGGTACAAAAAAAGTAGAGTTGCAAACAATGGGATTAGTTTCTAACTGGATGTTTGCTTTACAAAGAAATGATGTATATTTGAGAAATGAATGGTCTAATTATTCGAATTGGCCATACAAATATATTCCACAAAATATATATCTTGCAGAAAATACATTACCAGAAGATTATGTAGTTAATGATGCATTTAAAGATATAATTACCACTGGACCTGGTGTTAACGTTGCTGAAGGTTCATTGACTAATTTATATGTTAGAGGAGATTATACAAATGTTAATATAAAAAACATTTTGGATGAATTTGGTATATTATTTGATGGAAATTATAGGGAGAATTTACAAGATTTTGGTATTTATGAATACATTGAAAAATATGCTCGTTCAAATGGTAATGCACCATCCGGTTTATATTGTTATAATTTTTCACTCAATAGTAGTCCGTTCGAGTTGCAACCATCCGGTGCTATCAACATGAGTATGATCAAGAAAATAGAATTAGAAATATCAACACATGTACCTGAATTAAATGAAGATGCACAAGTTTTAACAATATGTGATAATGAAAATAACGTTATTGCTATTAATAAACCTACATGGATTATATATGATTATACATATGATTTATATTTATTTGAAGAAAAATATAATATTTTAACTTTTACTGCAGGAAACTGTGGTTGGATGTATACTAGATAAATTATACTATACTATGTAATATTGCCATTCTAACATAAACACCATTTTCAACTTGATCAAAATATTTGCATTTTGGATTTTTATCTAATGATTCTGGTATTTCATCATTTCTTGGTAATGGATGCATAATAATAAATTTTTCTTTTGTATCTTTTATTAATTCTTCTGATAATTTCAATATATGTTGACTATTTTCAGGAATAGAAACCATTCGCTCTTTTTGAATTCTCGTCATATATAATACATCCAAATCATCTAATACATCTTTTACATGTTGCACATCAATTGAATAACAATGTTTGTATTTATAAAATATGTTGTTATCAATATATTTTTTAAACTCATCTCCTTGTTGAGGCATCAATTCCGGAATAGTTATAAAAGTATATTCAATATTTTTATTTATTTTGTTTAATAAATAAACTAAAGAATGAATAGTTCGACTATATCTTATATCACCTGCAAATCCAATTTTCAAAGGAATTTCTTCTGTTACATAATAGAAATAACTTTTTATTGTAAATAAATCTAATAATGCTTGTGTAGGATGTTGACCATGACCATCACCTGCATTGATAATCGGTTTCTTAATAAATGTTTTACATGTAGATATAAATCCTTTTGTTGGATGTCTAATGATTAAAACATCTACATATTTTTCTATTGTTTTTACTGTATCATAATCACTTTCACCTTTATTTTTACTTGAAGAATTATAATCTAATTTTATAACTTTTCCTCCTAATTTGTGAATCGCCGATTCAAACGATAAACATGTACGAGTTGATGGTTCAAAAAAAAGAAGTCCAAATATACGGTTATCATCTATATTGGTATGATATACTGTTATTTCTCTTATTTTATATAAAATACTATTTATCATTTTAGAATCCAGATCCATTATAGAATTCATATAATATAAATAAAAAAGATTTTCTAATATTTAATCAAACTAACTATTATAACTAATCTAACTACTCTATCTATCATAATTATTGCTCTCCCATCACTTCCTCATGTTGTATATGATGTATGCGTCCATGTTTTCCTTTTCCATGTTTCACACCTCCATGATGTTTCTTCTTATGATGTTCATGTGGTTCATCGACTGATTTTGCATCTGCTTCTCTTAATTCTTCAGGTGGAGGTGTCTCATTGGTAATTTCTTCAATTTCTCCTTCTTCTACAACACTAGTTGTGTCTGAATTATTGGAAGTGATATTATTACTTCTTAAATGATAATTAACACTTGATAACAACACTGCTTCTGGTAAGTCATGTACATATTCAATAATTGTACCAAAAGTTGTATGATTATTGTATTTCAAATAATCACTATGGATGTTATACATGTGCTTTCTGAACTCATGAGAGTACTCACGTAAAGGTTTCTCATGTTTTAAATAACATGAATTATAATATGTATACAAATCCACCATGAAATTCTGAATTTTTGCTTCATACATATTAAACTCTTCAGTATATTCATGAAAGAATGATAGAAACTCATCAACTTTATCATACTTTCTTAAAGTAAGATAATGATACTCTAGTTTTGCTTGATTACCGCGAAGTTTCTTGAGTTCTTCATAATTAGGATTTCTAAATTTCATACGATTTCCAGTATTTGTATCAAACAAATTGATACCCATCATTTCATATGGTGTTTTAGGAGACGCAAAAGAATCAACAATAGAATTTTTATTCATGTATTGTGAAACAGGATATATTGTAGGTTCATGAATGTTTGCTTTTCCAAAATACTTTTGCATGTATTCATTACACGAATAGATGATATCTATTGTATTAGGATAAGCATTTTCAGGTACTTTATACATACTTATAATGTATAATTTGTTTTCACTCACAGGATTGATTATACGATTATTCACATGTTGCATAACGAATGAATATATAATAGACTTGTCGAGTTCTTCAACATTCAGATTACTTGACTCACAACATTCTTGGAACATATCCTTAAATGATTGTGGTTTGTTAGTAGTACTAATAAAGAACTTATTATTACCACCAATCGCTTGCTTTGTAGCAATTTCCCAATGATCAGTATTGTAAAACAAATTAATCATCGTACCTTCTACATATTCTTCAAGACATATAGAATCTTTTAGACTTCCATTATCGTTGAAGAATATTGATTCTTCTTTGTTAGATGACAAAGGTGAAAAGCAAAGTAACTTTCCTTCTTTGTCAAATATTGCTGAACGAATCAATCCCATATTTTTTACGATACTCAATTTATCATTCAGAACAACTGACTCCATATTTAAATTAATTGTGATATTACTTGTTTCCATTGTATTTTGTACTTATCAAACTACAAAAAAAACAATTCAATTTTTTTTGAATCTAAACAAAAAATTTATACTGTAAATATAATATATATGGAAAATTTCATTAACATTAATATATCTTTAGGTGATATTATTCAAGTAACATATAATGATGACAACAGTAATATTTTTTATGTTGATTATTGTGATGAAAATATGATTATTGTGAAAAATGAAAATGAAACTAATGAAATTTTATTAGAACGTGGATTTATTCACAATGATAATATTAAAAATGTGAGAATTTTGAAAAAAGAATTAAATAGAGGATTCGCAAAAATTAATAATTTAGACATAAATTCATACATAAAAATTGTTTTTATCAATCATGAATCAGTTGTTGGTATCATATCATCCATAATTGAAGATATGATTGAAGTGTCAATTTTCCCAAATAATGAGACCATTTATATTGATTTTGAATATAAGGGAATATCAAAACATTTGAACATAAAAAGTATAGAAATTATTGACAGAAAAGAAGTCGAACAAATTGGAAATGAGGAAATCGAAGAAGGTGAAATAGTTGAAGGAGAAAAAGTAGAACAAGAACATCAAGAAGCACCTCAAGAACAAGAAGCACCTCAAGAACAAGAAGCACCTCAAGAACAAGAAGCACCTCAAGAACAAGAAGAATTAGAGGATGGAGAATCATCACAACAGGAAGAAGGAGAGGAAGAACCTCAAGCACAACACACAAAAGTATTACGTGCAAAAAGAGTTAAAAAATATAAACCAGATGAAATTGATCTTGATACCATCGAAGTTCCTGAAGATTTACATAATAAAATTGTAAATAAACTACCAAAACATAAATTACAACCTAAAATACCAAATGCACCCCATTACATGAATAACCGAGAAAATTTCATTAAGCACATTGTTTCTATATGGAAAAATAAAAAATTCTATAATGCAAAATCAATTCCATCTAATAAGAAAAAAGATTTTGAACCCTTTTTACATCAAAAAATTATTCTAGAATATTTAAATGTTTATTCTCCATATAGAGGTTTACTTATTTATCATGGTCTTGGTTCTGGTAAAACATGTACATCTATCTCTATTGCAGAAAGTTTTAATTCTTCTCCTTTGTTTGTTGCACTCGCCGAAGGTGTTATACATCCTAAAAAGATTATTGTCATGACACCAGGATCATTAAAAATGAATTACCAAGAACAGTTGAGAGATTGTGGGAATCAAATGTATAAAACGAATCAATATTGGCAATTTATTAAAACAGATGATACATATACCCCAGAAATTCTAGCAAAATACCTCCAACTTCCTGTTGAATATATAAAAAGTAAAAAGAATCCTAATCCACAACAAAGAGGAAAAGGTGGTGCCTGGATGGTTGATAAAAGCAGATCTCCAAATTACACAACATTAAACGTAACACAAAAAATCAGTTTAGATGAGCAAATAAGTCAAATGATTGAAAATAAATATAAGTTTATTACATATAATGGTGATTTAACAAGACAACAATATTTCAAGGAATTTGCATACAAATTAATAGATGGAACACTTCAGAAAATTAACCCTTTTGATAATACAGTCGTCATTATTGATGAAATTCATAATCTAATAAGTAGAATAGTAAACCAAATTAAGAAGAAAAGAGATGACGACGATTCATCTAGCAAAAAATACGAATTAAAAGATGAAGAAATAATAGATGTTGATACATTGAGAGATAAAAAATTCAATGTAGCATTAGAGGTTTATCATTTATTGATGAGTGCCAAAAATTGTAGAGTTGTATTATTATCAGGAACACCTGTAGTCAATTATCCAAATGAAATTGGTATTTTATTTAATATTCTAAGAGGTTACATTAAAACATACAAGACAAAACTTAAAAATGTTAGAAGAGATACATATTTGAAAAATTTATTCGAAAAAAATGAGATGTGCGATTACGTTGAATACAAAAATAATGAATTAATACTTACCCAAAATCCATTAGGATATACAAAAACTTTTAAAGAAAACGACTATTCTGGTGTCTATATGTCAGATGAAGATAATTCTGAACAGTTTAAACAAACTATTTCGGACATATTACGTGAATCTAAAATAGAACATGGACCTATTATTGAAGAACGATTTACTGCATTACCTGATAAATTAGAATCATTTGTTGAAATGTTCTTTGACGAAAATAAAGAAATGAAAAATCAAAATCTATTCAAAAGAAGAATTATTGGATTAACATCTTATTTTAAAAGTCCAGATGAATCATTAATGCCTCGATTTGAGGAAACAGAAGAATTCGAAAAACATTTTGAAATTCCTATGAGTTCATATCAATTTGAAGCATATAAAAATATACGTGTTAATGAAATAGAAACTGAGGAAGGTATAAGAAAATCAAAAAGAAGGAAGGGTAAAAAATCAAACACGGAAGAATTGTATAATAATGATTCAACATCTACTTATAGAATTTTCTCAAGACAATATTGTAATTTTGTATTTCCAATTAATATAAAACGTCCATTACCAAGAGATGGAATAGAATCAACTATCCTAAATCAATTAGAACAAAATGAAAATGATCAACAGAATTTAAATGACGAAGATTATGAAGAAGATCCTGAATACTTATTAAATAAGAATGAAAAGACTTCTTATATGGAAAAAAAATATAGAGCATTGAAATTGTTAAAGGAAAGTGATGAAAACTATCTAAGTAGAGAGAATTTAAGTATTTATAGTCCTAAATTTTTACAAATTCTTGACAACATAGATAGTGAAGACAATAGAGGGTCACATCTAATATATAGTCAATTCAAGCATTTAGAAGGATTGGGTATTTTCAGTTTAGTACTAGAAGAAAACGGATATTATCCATTTTTATTGAAAACTGTTAATAAAGAGTTAGTCCTTGACATTCCATCAAATATTACTAATTTAAAAGAACTGAAGGGTAAATTTTATACAATATATAGTGGTAATGACAAAGAAATTATTAGAAGCATTTATAATGGCAACTGGGATTCTTTAAATGAAACACTTAAATCTCAATTAAAACAAATTAATCCTAACAATAATTATGGTGAAGTAATCAAAATTTTTATGATTACACAACGTGGTGCAGAAGGTATCAACTTAAAAAATACTAGATTTGTACATATAATGGAACCTTATTGGCATCCTGTTAGAACTGATCAAGTTTTAGGAAGAGCACGCAGAATTGAAAGTCATATAAAATTACCTAAAGAAGATCAAACTGTTACAAAATTCACATATGTCATGAAAATACCTAATAACATTAAGAAAAAGGACATATCTACAAAACTTTTTACTAATGATATGAGTCAATTCACTGATAGTGATATTCCATTCACTAGTGATCAAACATTATTTGAAACTTCTAGTAATAAAAAGAAAATTATGAATCAGTTATTAGAAAATGTTAAACAATCTGCTATTGATTGTACAATTCATTCCGAAGAAAAAGATAAATGTTTCATAATGGACGACGCATCCACTTATTCTTACACACCAAATATCAAAAATGATAAAGAAGATAAAGATCGTCTTACTGATATAAATCAAACAGTAATTAAAGGAAGAAAAATAGTTGATAAAGAAAATAATATCACATACATTGTTGATAAAAATAAAATTGTATATGATTTTATGACCAAAGAAAAAGTTGGCAAATATACAAATGGTAAAATAGAATATTTAAGATAAATAAAAATAATCTTTTAATATATGTATCATATCGCACATCGTGGTCATAGTTATATGCATAAAGATAATACATTAGAATCGTTTATATCAGCATTGAATAGTAATTTTCATATGATTGAATTAGACATTCAATTAACTAAAGACAATCGTATAATCATTTTTCACGATACGTTTATAAACGATAAACTTATATGTAGTTTGTATTATAATGAGATTATCGAATATGATAAAGATATATTGACAATCGAACAATTTTTTATAAATATCAATCACGAAAAAATTGGAGTCTATTTAGATATTAAAGGTTCATCTTTTATTTGTATTTATTTACACAACTTTCTGAAAACATTAAACAATGTAGATAAAATATTAATAGGAAGCTTCAATTTCGTTATTCTAGAAGACTTATACAAATTAGATTCTAGATATAATTTGGGATTGATAACGGAAAATGTATTCAATAATGAATGTCTACAATATTATATTGATACATTAAATATTGCGTTTGTATGTTATCATTGGAGTGTACTAACGAACAAATCTATTACACATTTACATAATAATAATATATTAGTTTTCACCTATACATGTAAAAATAAAGATATTGAAAAACTCATGCGTGAATATGATATTGATGGTATTGTTAGTAATTATAAATTATAAAATAATATAATTCTAAACAAGTTACAGTAGGTTATGAAGAAATCTTCTAAAAAATAAGTTAAATATATTTTAATGTATGATTTTATGGATTATGATACATTAAAATATATCTTGATCACACTGTGTTTCTTGTTTTGTATATTAGATACAATAATAATATATATGATATATATAAGAAGAAATAATACATATAGTGAGTTACCTATATAATTATTTTTTACTCTATATAATTATTTTTCCTTATATGATCTATGCTTTTTATTTTTATTTTTTACTCGTTCCCGAGATATAATATTATATAATAATATTATATGGACAAAAATTTTGATGTTGAAAAATATTTAGAATCAACATTACCATTAGTAAAACATTATATACATATTAATGATTATAAAAACGCATTCAACTTATTGCTACATATATTGGCATATACAAATGAGAATTTCAGAGATTTTGTTAATAAAATAAAAAACTAAATTAAACGTATATTTAAATATTAAATATAATGGATTCAGAAGAACATTGTGTTAAGAAAACATCCTCTTGTGGTTGTATCAAGTCTTTAGATGTAGAACCAAATAATCAAATTCCCAAATCTGTTAATAACACTATAACTGGAGACATAAGTGAAAATGTTACTCCATGTTGTGATGTATTTGGAATGTTTAATATCTCTATTTCTGATGAAAGTACTAATAATGAAAATGTGAAATGTGGAGAAGGATATATATTCTATGATAGTATGGATGATGATAATAAAAAGGCAATGGATATTATGACAACCGATGGACCAGATGCAGCGATTAAATATATGATGACAAATTCTGATGGTACTACCCGATCTTACGCAGAAATAAGAGCACTGTATGGGTAGATATATTATATAATTTTGTCTTTTATTTTATTTTTAATCTCCTTTTTTATGTTATTTGATACAATAGGTGATGTATTATCTAACGTATTACTAAATGATAATTTCCTTTTATTAATTCTCATTTCGAAATCATTACTCTCTTCATTTTTATTATCTGTACAATTTCCTTCTATTAATTTATTAGTAAATATTTGAATAAATATCTTGTTTTTTTCTATTAAAGGTTTATTTAATATTTCAACCAATTCTAGTGTACTTTCAAAATGATGTGTATTTTGCTCTTTATCAATATTAAATGATGTTATTAATTCCCATAATAATTTTATATTACCATCACTTGTAAATTGGTCGTTCATAATTATAAATTACAAAAATAATAATCCAAATAATTACATTGTATTTTTATGTTGATTGAAATATATATCTCTAAATTTATTCATAGTATTATCGCTAATTTTTTCATTTTTAAAAATATACCATGGTAAAGAGTGGGTTAATATATTTATTATAAAGAAAATTACATATATACCACATTCACCATTGCGCATTTGATGCTCATTCCCATAATTAGATGATAAAGTAAATTTTCTTTGAGGATTTGAATTTAGTCCTTGTTCTTTTATTTTTTCACATAATGCATATATTTTACTAGGAACACTTAATCCATTACTATCAAAATATAATAATCTATTTTCATTTAAATCAACATACAATGCTACCCAATGAGAACCCGGTTTAGTATGTTTATCCAAATTGAATATTATTCCAATTTGAGATATATTTGAATTTATATATTTGTTTAAATCGAAATTTTTTAATTCGTCCCATACCCAATCATTTTTACGTTCACTGTATGCATCATAATCAATTGGTGTCGGACCGATAAATATGAAATTTTTATATATCATTTCATATTGACTCATTATTTTCATTATATCTACATTGCTTAACCAATATCTATCATTTTCATCCCATGCCAATGGTTGAATAGGGGCAAATGATTGATCAAAAATTTCATCGTCTATATTTCCAATATGTTTTAACCAGCATATTTCATTTTTACACATATATTTTGTTTTGTTTCTCAATTCTTCATGAATTATATCAAACTCATCACCTATGATCATATCATCTTGATGTTTTTCATTCCATAAAGATTTTATTTCCAACAAATTTTCATGAGTATAACAACTATAATCGTTCACCTTATGTAAATTAGAGTACGGACTACATTTTATTTCCATATATTTTAAATATATTATTTATTTACAACATTTACTTTTACAACAACTATTACTTCTACAATCAGTGAAACATTTTATTATTGATTGTAAAATGTTACCAGATGTGGTTATTAACTGTATACGAAGCAATTCAATACATGTATCTATCATTGAATTTATTTCAGGCGTTAATATTTTTTCTAAATCATCTTCTAAATCTAATTTTTTTAAAAGTTCAATCAACAGAGTTTTAATAAATAAATCTAAATCTTCATTATCAATGTCAATTGTTTTTGATTTTTGAAATGCTAATAAAAGAATTTTAATTATATAAGGAACATCTGCTGATGTAATTTTTTTATCTATCAAAATTTGTTCTATATCTGTTTTACACTCGCTGACAAATTTTTCGTCATCAATAAGTGCGTTGATACATTTTTCAATCAAAGGTTTAGTATCAAGAATAACATCTTGTGTAGATACTTTTTCGGTGGAAACATTTGTTATAGAAACATTTGTTATAGAAACATCTGTTGTAGGGACTTCTGTAGTGGTTACTTCTGTTGACATTATATTTATAGATAACACTAAAAATATAACATTCAAACTAAATTAGAACATATTTCTTTGTTCTCTTGTATGGTTATTAAATGAATAAATATCTTGAGATAATGCAGCATCACTATTTGATAAATTAGGATGTTCAAATAATAACTCATGTGGTAATGGTTTCTTCTTATAAGGTATTTGTAAATTATACATAACACTTTTAGAACTTGGAATATATTTCTGTTTATCGCATTTATTTAATTTACTATGATGCTGTAAATCAGTTTCAATATGTATATTTGAATTATATACATCAGAAAGAGTTTTAAATGTATTGGGTTCAAACTTATGCTTTTCATAATCACCTCTTTTATAAACCTTCTCATCATATTTTGTTATTTGATTTTCTAATGTGAAAGAATTAGAATTTGTAATCTCTCTATTTAGGGGATATAATTGATATCCAAATTGTTGTTTATTTTCAGAATCATCTAAATGACATAAAAACACATTATTATGTAATCTATTCAACATAATAATATATGAGATTATTTATTGATAAATAAATTTAATTACCCTAAATTTATTGACGGCACATATTTAGTAAAAGTCTATTTTGTAAATAAATTATTCCAGGATATAATATTGCTAAAACAGTTGGAAGGAGTAAATTTGTCCAGTTCTTTGGTTTAGTAGTCAAGATAGCTGCGATGAAACCAAATAATGCTACGAAAATAGTTAACAAAGCAATAAAGGCAAAAACAACGAATAAATAACAGTAATCCTTATCTAAAGGTCCGAAAAAAAGAGTGTATGCGTCCATTATAATATTTATTCAGAAAATAATATATTATAAATTTCTAAATATAGTATTTAGGAATTTTTTTTTCCTTCGTTATATTATAATGGCCGTAACTAAATCCGCCCGTAAATCCTACAGAAAGCACGCTAAGACATCCGTTTGTAAATCCATTAAACGTAGTGCTGTATGCAAGAGAAGATCTGGATGCAAAGTAACAAAGAAGACTGCTAAGAAACCAAGCTATTGCAGAAAGACCAAGAACAACAAGAGAAAGTAAGTTCATTAATTTAATTAATTAATTTGATAATAAATATATAGTTATGTTTATTATCATGAATGATACACAAATTAAAAAAATAAATGATATTATTGTTTCTATTTATTTTGAATTTCTCATAAAAGATATAAAATATATGAAAAAAAAAGGATATAACAAGGATATTGATTATTTTTTAGAAATAACTACACCTAATATATGTAGAGATGATGAATTGGATGCATTATTATCATACATTAAAAAATACAGAAAGGAATATCAATATGTTTCTGAAAAAGATATAACTATATCAATATTACTAGCATACTATAATTTGAACGTACTTGAATATGATGATATTATTGTGTATAGTAAATTATTGAATATATCTGATTGTCTCGACAATGTATTTAAAATATATATGGGAATAATTGGAATAACATATAGTATAGGACACAAAGAAGTTAACTGTTGTTATAAACCCTCATATAAAGTAACGTATTCTGATTATAATAATGATTTAAATCAAAAACTAAGACGATATATATTATTTGGAAGCGAATAAACTATTTGTACTTAAAAATAATGTTCCATGATTTATGATTCATATGGTTCAATATTATGTAATTTTGTATTATCACCATCAGTATAAAAAAGATATTGAACAGATAAATTATATCCTTTTAAATTTTCGAAATTTTCATAATATTTTATCCATTTTATAAGTTCGATTTCACGTTTTTTTTGAGATGTGTTTTGTTTTTTACCATTTGTTTGATAGTTGTCTGGATTGTATCGTAAAAATAATATAGGGATTCCTCCATCATCCATATAAATATTTTTCATGCGATTTATTTCACCTAATTCACAATAACTTTTATGTTGATTTTCATCGACTTCGATATACAACTTATGCGTACCGAAATCATAACCAAATTCTTTTTCTTCAGAGTGTTTACCACCACAACTAGATGATACACGCACATTATATTCATGTGGTTTGCAATATTCACATGTTAGAATATTAAATACACGAAGTTCTTTTACTTTTTGACGACGTTTCATTTCGTATGTGATTTTTTCGCTATTACTGCATACATTTATACATAAACCATCTATACATACATCTAATAATCCACATTTTTCACAATGTGTTTCAGTTAGATTGATGTCGTTTTCATCCTTATGGAGTTCACAATGAATTGGAGACTTTACACCATATATTGCAATATTTTTACAATTTGCTTTTTTACATATAGAACGAGGTTTTGATATCATGTGTTCTAGTTTGTGTTTTGCACATTTAGATGGTGCTAAACCGGGTATACCATAAGATGCACGTGTATTACAATGGTCATCTGTGCATTTGGGATGCTTTATGTCTACCATAGTAGTACGATCTGCACATTTTCCACAATATCGTGCTCTAGTTGCTCCTTCAATATCAAAATTTGGTCGCGTCATTTTACATTTAATGCATTTGGGATGCTTTATGTCTACCATAGTAGTACGATCTGCACATGTTCCACAATATCGTGCTCTAGTTGCTCCTTCAATATCAAAATTTGGTACTTTTACTTTACATTTAATGCATTTGAGATCTTTTACATTAATCATATTAGGATCAGCACAATCTTTACAATATCGTGCTCTAGTTGCTCCTTCAATATCAAAATTTGGTTGTTTTACTTTACAATTAATGCATTTAGGAGTTCTTATATTTACCATAGTAGTACGATCTGCACATTTTCCGCAATATCGTGCTGTAGTTGCTCCTTCAATATCAAAAGTTGGTACTTTTACTTTACATTTAATGCATTTGGGATCTTTTACATTAATCATATTAGTACGATCTGCACATTTTCCACAATATCGTGCTCTAGTTGCTCCTTCAATATCAAAATTTGGTCGCGTCATTTTACATTTAATGCATTTGGGATGCTTTATGTCTACCATAGTAGTACGATCTGC